TTGTAAAAGTTTCTTTGTTGCAGTGAAAATACGCATTAAAATTATTTGAATGATTATAGAGAGACCCATATCCTAAAGCCATAACATAATACAATCTTTTTTCTGCCTCCATCCACCAAAATCTATAATCAGCCAGCAGCACATCTTTTTCATCAATATCTAACCTTAGCAGCGGACATTTTTCTATTATTTGCCCATCTGGGATATCCTGTGCCGCAAAAACACCAAGTCCATGAATCGTACTTGCTTGCACAAAAACTTTGGGTGGGGTTTTATCAAACATATTTTATCTCAATTATATTAACACAAGAGGTATTTATCAATATATTTGTTATGGCAGAGAAATTAGTACCAATTACCAGATTAGGTAAATTTTTTGGAGGAGAAGATTATTCCTTGGATATTTCCATGGGTCAGGAATGGCTAGAGGGGGATATGAACTTCACCGTAATTCTATACAGAATTGACCGATACCGCACCCGAGTCGATGATGTCTACGGAGAATCCCCTGAACAGGGTATCCAGTTCTTGGCACCAGTTGAACTCAAAGGTTATGTACAAATTTTAGGGCCAACAGCACAACGTCTTGGTACTTCCAGAATCGAACAAAACGAACCTGGTAATTTGCGATTTTCCATCTATCAGTCTTACCTTGAAGAATTGGAGGTTGAAATATCTTATGGTGATTATCTCGGATATTACGAAACGGAGGATAAAGTTAGATACTATACAGTCGCTGATGATGGCCGTGTGGTGTCAGATAATAAACATACCTATGGTGGATACAAGCCGTTCTATCGAACCGTTATTGCCGTACCCACCTCTCAAAATGAATTCTTCGGAACCTAATGGCACTTCCTAAAGTACCCATATTCAAAAAACAGGTGAAACCAAATATTGATTTGGTACCACCTAAAATTCTTTCCGCCAGAAGAGAGCAACTTCTTCAGTTTATAAATGAAGATGGAACATATCTCCCTCAAAGCGTTTTGCATGCTGATTTAGATGGGGGGATGCTGGAATTTGTACAAAACTCCTTAAAGACAACAGTTAGTGGTAAGGATATTAGTGTTGTCGATAAAATCATTACAAATCAGCGATGGTCTCAGTTTACAGAAACTTGGAACTTTGTTGACCAAGATTTTAACGTTCAACTTCCCTTTATTACTGTTGTTAGACAACCAGAGGTAAAATACGGAACAAACCCCTCACTTCAATATACAATACCCGTTAGAAAGCAGTTCTATTATGCTAAGGTTCCAACGTGGAATGGCAACCAAAAAGGTTATGATATTTACACAATACCACAACCTGTTCCAGTTGATATCAATTACAGCGTAAAAATTCTTTGCAATAGAATGCGCGAATTGAATACCTTTAACAAAAATGTTCTTCAGACTTTTTCTTCCCGTCAAGCATACACTTTCATTAAGGGTCAGTATGTGCCAATTGTTATGAATAATATCTCTGACGAGTCGGTAATTGATGTTGAAAAAAGAAACTATTACATTCAAAGCTACGACTTTACAATGTTAGGATATCTTATAGACGAAGAGGAGTTTGAGGTAAAACCTGCAATATCTCGGGTTGTCCAACTTTTTGAGGTAGATAGTCAAGTCCCTAAAGGACCCCGAGCAGAAATAATTCCATCTAATCCTGATGAATTTGTTTATGATTTATTTTATACCTCTGGGAACACTACAATCATCGACGATAAAGTTGATTACAGAATTAATTTAACATTAGTAGGAACATTAAACGTAACTTCTTATGAAGTTTATATTAACAACGACTTTTACGGCGAAAATGTTGATTTTATTCAACTCAATACCGGTGACCTTTTACGAGTAGATATTATAAAACAATCTTCAGGGGAAGCAAACATAGAGTTCCAAGCAAAGCTGGTATAATTATTCTCCGTAGATATCTTTTTGTTTTTTACAATTTTCTAAAATTAATTTTTCAAGGTATTTGTAAATCTTTAAACCATTGTCGTCACAGTAGGTTTTTAAGACCAAGTGACTCGATTCTGAGATTTTAAGGTTCTTTATCTTCTTAGGGGCATTTTTCATAAGGCAGAAAAAAAGCAGAAAAAAAACATACTGCTTAATAATACATATGTAAAAGTCAAGTTTTTTGAGTTTATTTCAAATATTTATCATAAAAATAAAACCGAATAAGAAAAATTAAAAAATGTTTTTTCAAGTAACATCTCAAGCAAACCAAAAGGTTTTTGTCTCCCCAGGGGTTTATACATCAGAAACTGATTTATCGTTTGTAGCTCAAAGTGTTGGCGTAACTACTTTGGGTTTAGTAGGCGAGACACTAAAAGGGCCAGCCTTCGAACCAATATTCATCACTAACTTTGATGAATTTCAAACTTTTTTTGGTGGTACAGTACCAACCAAATTTATAAACACACAAATACCTAAGTACGAAGCAGCTTACATAGCCAAAGCTTATTTGCAGCAATCTAATCAATTGTTTGTAACACGTATTCTTGGCCTTTCAGGCTATGATGCGGGTCCTTCATGGAGTTTGCAAGCTATTGCTAACGTTAATGGCACCACTGTTGGTATTAACACTGGTGTCGCCTCAGTTCCTTACACGGTAACATTTTCGGGTAATACCACTGGTTCTACTCTAAATTTTGGTAGTGGGTTACCTGCGGTTATTTCTAACTCTCTTCCAACACAATACACATTAAATGATGGTTCAACATCTACCTACAATGCTGACTTATTCGGATTTATGATTGATATTTCGGGGGATACAACTATTTCTGCTACAACAGTTAATGTATATGGCTCGATTCCAACAACAGGTTATACAATTTTAGATAATGCTTTTGCAAATGTTGAAAACATTTTTGGCTGTGATAATTTAAGTCTTGATTCTGCTGATTTAACTGCGGGAACTAACGACCCTTGGTATTATGCAACTTTTGATGTTACAGGTAACACTAATGGCTACTCTGGATATTCATGGTATTATGATGTTACAAACTTTGTGACGGGTGCTTCTGGTTCTTTTACCGGCACAATTACTGGTGTATCTTACACCTACTCGGGTACAGCTTATACCGAATGGAATAATTTAATACTAGCTACTGTGCGTTCTCGTGGTATTTCTGTTTACAGCTCAAGTGAGCATGGACCACAATACCAAGTAACAGGCTTAACTGATTTAAATTTAATTTGTACTGGGGCTTACTCTGGTATTTCTCAAAGTCCTTTTGCAACTTTCCAATTAAGTGGTGTAACCTACCTAGGAAACACATTTACTTTTGATACTTCATTTGATTCTACAAATGCAAACTACATCACAAAAGTATTAGGAATTACTAACTTCTCTAAACCAAGACAAGAAGTTCCAATCTATGTTGAAGAGTCTTACCTTGGAATGTTAAACTTTGGTTACAATAAGGGTTATGTCCGTGGAATTAAGTGTGACTTAATTGCCCTTCCTGAGGCAAGAGATAAAGTTTCTACAACATCAATTGCATGGTTCCTTGACCAATATCAAACACCTAAAACACCATTCTTTGTTTCGGAACTTCGCGGTAATAAGGTTTACAATCTGTTTAGATTTATGACTATCAGTGATGGTAATTCGGCTAACACAGATATTAAAATTTCCGTTGCGAATATTTCGTTTAATAACCAAACCTTTGATATTTTAGTACGAGATTTCTTCGATACTGATGCTAACCCAGTTGTTTATGAAAAATACACCAACTGTACAATGGACCCCTCTCAAAATAGTTTTATCGGGAAAAAAATTGGTTCTGCTGACGGAGAATACCCTTTGAATTCTGCATACGTAATGGTTGAGATGTCTGATGAATATCCTGTTGATGCTTTACCTTGTGGTTTCTACGGATTAGAAGAAAGAGTTTATGAAAGTACAACAAATCCTTCACCTTTCCCAATAATTAAAACAAAATATTTCTTCCCAGGAGAAACTATTTTCGACCCACCTTTTGGTACTAGTGCTGGTGGAGCTAACATAACAACTTCTTCTGGTGATATAGTAAGAAGAACTTATCTTGGCATTTCTTCTCAATTCGGTATCGATACTGATTTGCTTCAGTATAAGGGTAAAAAGAACCCAGTTGTTGGTTGGGATTTGGCTACAACTTCTGAACCTTGGAATTATCAAACAAAAGGGTTTCACATGGATTCAGGGGCAACTGTTGTTACAATCTCTAATTCTCAGGTAACTAGCGGAACTCCAGCTTTTGATGTTGGTGTTGCAAGTTTTGATGCGGAACCAACTTCCCAGGAAAACCCTTACTACTTCATTTACTCAAGAAAATTCACTTGTGTATTTCAAGGTGGTTTTGATGGATGGGACATCTACAGAGAATTCAGAACTAACCAAGACAGATTTGCTTTAGGTGCTACTGGATTCTTACAAGGGTCCACTCCTACTCAGCGATATCCAACAGCTTCAGGGGATGGTACTTTCAAGAGAATTGTTGTTGAAAACAACACTCAGGATTTTGCTAACACTGACTACTATGCTTATTTACTTGGTCAACTCACTTTTAACAACCCAGAATCAACAAACATCAACGTATTTGCTACACCAGGTATTGATTATGTAAATAACTCAAATCTTTGCGAGTTGGCAATAGGAATGGTAGAGAATGAAAGAGCTGATGCAGTTTATATCGTTACTACTCCAGATTACAACATGTATATTCCTGATGGAACTTCACAGTTTGAAGTTATTTACCCACAAGAAGCTGTTGATAATCTTGACCAAACCGGAATCGACTCTTCTTACACGGCAACCTACTACCCATGGATTCTTGAAAGAGACACCGTAAACAACACTCAAATTTATATCCCAGCAACTGGTCAAGTTTGTAGAAACCTTGCATTAACGGATAACATTTCTTTCCCATGGTTTGCTTCCGCTGGTTATACTAGAGGTCTTGTAAACTCCGTGAAAGCTAGATTGAAGTTAACACAAGAAGATAGAGATACTCTCTACCAAGGAAGAATTAATCCTATTGCAACATTCTCTGATGTTGGAACTGTAATTTGGGGTAATAAAACTCTTCAAGTTAGAGATACTGCACTTAACCGTTTGAATGTTAGAAGATTGCTACTACAAGCTAGAACTTTAATTTCTGCTGTTGCTGTAAGACTTCTTTTCGAACAAAACGACGAAATTGTAAGACAACAATTCTTGGATTCTGTAAACCCAATTTTGGACGCTATTAGAAGAGACAGAGGTTTGTATGATTTCCGAGTGACGGTTTCTTCAACTCCTGAGGATTTAGATAGAAATACCCTTACAGGTAAAATTTATTTAAAACCAACTAAGGCACTTGAATTTATCGATATTGAGTTCTTGATTACACCAACTGGTGCTTCATTCGAAAATATTTAATATCTTTGGGGTGGGAGAAATTACTTTCCCACCCTTTTTTTGTCTTTTCTAAAATGAAAACAAAACAACCTTTGTCCTTTAAAACGGGCACTCCTGAACTAAAGTATTATGCTTTTGATTGGGATGACAACTTGGTACACATGCCTACCAAAATAATTCTCTTAGACACCGATGGAAACGAAATCTTAATGTCTACAGAGGATTTTGCCACTTACAGAAGTAAAATAGGAAAAGAAGATTTTACCTATAAAAATAAAATTATTAGGGATTATGCTCCAAATCCTTTTAGATTTTTTGGTATTAAAGGAGACAAAGACTTTTTAATTGATGCAATGAAAGCTACGATTGGACCAGCGTGGGGAGACTTCAAAGAAGCAATCAATAATGGGTCAATCTTTGCAATTATTACTGCTAGGGGTCATAATCCTGAAGTTATAAAACAGGCGGTATTCAATTACATTAATAGTAATTTCGAAGGTATTTCAAAAAAAGAATTGGTAAAAAACTTAAAAAAATATAGGGATTTTGCTGGTGAAGAAAAAATGTCCGACTCTGAACTTATTTGGTCATATTTGGAATTAAATAAGTACAACCCAGTAAGTTTTGGGG